TAAAGATCAATCCTTTCCCTTCGTTACGATATCAGAAGGCATATAGAAGTTTATCCAATAGCAATGTTATTCCTCCTTGGAATCTTTGTCTTCCAACTTCTATCTTTAAAAAAGAACTTATTGAATTCATTACTTCTATCAAATTTCAATTCAATTCTTTGATCAAAGATGATTTGAATTATTTCTATAATGTATATAAACAACATGATATTGTTTTTGATTCTTTGCAGACAGCCAAGGTTTGCCCAGTAAGCTTCCTAAACGCCCTCACAAGCCCTTCAAATCAATCGAAGGAAGTCTTGGGTAGCTTTGCACCTCAAGAGTCTCTAAACGGTTATACAAAAGCCGTAACGTATATCCGAAATGAATCTGCAACAGGTAGATTGAAAGTCTCAGAGAACTCTCCAAATATTCTAACAATCCAAAAGGATCTACGCAATACAATATTGAAATCTAGATTTGGCAATAATGGATCATTGTATTACATGGATCTCAAATCTATTGAACCAAGAGTTCTGTTGTCTGTATCTTCTGTTTTGGAGAATAAACATACTTCATCTCTCCCTCTCTCTTATGTACTTAAGGTTCCACAAGATTCTTATGACATCTATCAGACAGTTATAGATAAGCTTAACATCAAGGGAGTAACAAGAAATACAATTAAATTATGCATTCTCATGACAATGTTTGGTGCTGGAGAAGAAGCGATAACAGAGAAGTTACGTCAACAAGAAAATATTGAAGATATTTTGATAGCAAAGAAAATATCTAAATTCATTCATGAGTCATTTGGAATTAAAGAAATAAAAGAATATTATCTAAAACCAGATTCGTTGAATCGAATTTACAATTTCTATGGAAGACCAATGAACGTAGAAAATGTAGATGATTATAAATTCATCAATTACTTTATTCAAAGCACATCTGTAGATGTATCATTATTTTGTTTTAGAAATTTGATATGTAAAATTGAAGAGCTTGGCATAACAGACAAGATCATTGGATTGTATATAATCCATGATGCTATCATTTTAGATGTCCACAATGAATATTCATATCTTTTGGAGAAGTTGAGCAGATATATTGGGAGAGTAGGAAGCATTCCAGGTTTTGAAAAATATTCTTTCCCAATTGAAGTTTCCAAAATCGTTTAGTGTTTACTTATATTGCCAATTGGTTTAGTCTGACAATAGAACTAAAAACACTGGATAGAATAGCATGACAACATATAAAGAACGAACTTTGTTACCAAAAGAATCTCAGAAAATCGACAAGAATTATGAAAAGCTACAAGAGCTTTCTTGTAAGATTGGGAACGAAAAGACTCGTGAAGCAGTACAGAAGTTGTTGAATGATATAAAGCAACGTTTTGCTTATGCACCTTCTTCGACGAAAATTGAATTTGCTGGAGCTTATCCTGGAGGTCTTGTCCAGACATCCATGCTAGTTCTAAGAAGCTTAATCCAAATGAATGATGCCTTGCAAGCAAACATTCCTCTTGATGATATGATTATTACCGGAATCTTTTTCAATATAGGCAAGATTGGAACAGAAGATAAAGAATATTATTTACCTCAAGAATCCGAATGGCATCGAGTTAATTTGGGTCAGATGTATAAAATCAATACTGAAATAAGCGAAGCTATTTCGCCAAACGTTAGAAGTCTTTGGTGGCTCAACAATGCCGACATTCCTCTTACTGAAGATATGATTTATTCAATCAATTCATTGTCGATCCTAACTGGAAATCAAGTTTCAAACAATTCAGATGTATATAAAGCACCAACATTAGCAATTTTGCTACAGACCGCATATCGTCTAGTATGTTCTCAATCTGTTGACAAAAAGAGATCGATTGTAGACTGATATGTTTTTCTTTACTAGAAGAATAGTTCCAATTGAAGACTTGATTTTCTATACAATTTTGTTGTCAATTTATACAGTATTTTTTATTTGCATTATTGCAAATTAGTTCATTTTTTTAGACATAAACGACTCTTTCAACCATACTTATAAGAGCTAGTGAAATGGTGACATTAGCGAATATAATAATAACCAAACCAATCACAAAAAAGTAAATAAAGGTAATTCAACATGGCATACGATTTAAACGCGATTCGCGCAAAACTTAGCAACATTGCAAACAAGAACAACAAAGGTTTCAATAAAGACGACGCCGACAAGCCAAGGCTCAAATATTGGAAGCCTACAGAGGGAAACACAGATATCCGAATTCTTCCATATAATGATGGAGCAGGACAACCTGCACAGGAATTGCTTTATTACGATAGCAAGCTTCTTTCGGAAAAACGATTCGTAGCTCCATTTCAATTTGGAATGGAAGATCCAATCAATGACATGCTTACAAATCTTAGCACTGGACCTAGATTGGAAAAGGAAGTCTTTAAGACTCTAATGCAATTCAAAGCCAAGCCAAGTTATTACTTCCCTGTCATTGTTCGTCATCGTGAAGATGAAGGCGTAATGTTTTGGGAACTCAATGAGAAGAATTTGCAAAAGGTTTATGCTTCAACATTCGCTCATCCAGATTATGAAGATGAACAGCTTACAGATTTGGATAAGGGATATGATCTTACCGTTACTGGTACAGATGCCGGAAAGAAATATAACGGCAATACAGTTATTGAATGGTCCATTTCTCCAAGAAAGAAACCTTCAAAGCTCCTAAAGACAACCGAAGCAGCTTTGCTTCTTGTTGAATCGGTTCCAAACGTAAAAGACTTCTTCAGGCAATATGTTCGTGGAGAAGGCAAGATTAAAGAAATGCTAGAAATTGCTCTCGCTGGCGGTGATAGCGGAAATACTGCAACCGATTCTGAAGGCTCTTCAAGAGACTTAGCAGAAGATAGTTCGGATCTAAAAGTATCCGCATCGCGTAAGCAAGCAATGGATGATGCTTTCGCAGATTTCTAAACTAAAGTTTGGAAAGTGAAAAGTCAAAAGCCCACCGTAAAAAGTGGGCTTTTTTCTGTTTTAAATCTTTATTTCAGATAGATAATTATTTCAATACCCAAAATATATTTCCAGCTAAACTAACATATCAGTTGAAACGGAGATAAAAATGGCAAAAATAAAACCAACAGATACATCAAAAACATATACAAGTAATTCTAATGCGAATGCAGAATCAGATGATTTTGCAAGTGACTTAATTAAGCAGATCAATAAAGAACAAGGAGATGTCGTTGCCTATAACTTAGGTGATGGTAATGCTCCAACTGTTGTCGATAGATGGATTCCAACAGGCTCTAGACAATTGGATTGTATAATTTCCAATTCTGGTACTGGCGGGCTTCCTGAAGGCAGAATCATAGAAATTTCTGGTAACTTTGGTTGTGGAAAATCTACCCTCGCTGCGTTGGTTTGTGCAAATGCCCAAAGAATGGGAGGAATTGCAATTTATATTGATACAGAAAATGCAACCAATCCAGAGAATCTAACTAATATGGGAGTTGACGTAACAAGACGTTTCGTATTTGCTCAGACTGCTTGTACCGAAGAAGTATTTGCAATTGCAGAATCAGCAATTCTAAAAACAAGAAATATGACCAAAGATATTCCCGTTGTCGTTGTTTGGGATTCTCTAGCTGCTACCGCTCCAAAGGCAGAACTTGAAGGAGACTATGATCAAAACACAATTGGTCTTCAAGCAAGAGTCGTAGGTAAGGGTCTTCGTAAGATCGTTAACTTGATTGCAAACAAAAACGTTACTTTCGTAATCGTAAATCAGCAAAGACAAAAAATTGGCGTTAGCTTCGGAGATCCAACAACTACGCCTGGTGGTCTTGCAATTCCATATGCTTGTTCGACAAGAATCCAAATGTCTCCAGGAACTCAATTGAAAGACAAGAATGATATGATTTATGGAATTGAAGTACAAGCAAAAACTATCAAAAACAAAGTTGGCTTTCCATTTAGAAAGGTTCATTTCCAAATTCACTTTGGACGTGGAATTGTAGAACATGAAAATGTATTTGATATATTCCGAGAATATACGGACAAACATCCTAAAGGTATTCCTGTTTTGGTAGAGGGAGTTGATACCAACGAAAGAATGTTTGTAGCTGGTTCAGGTGCCTGGAAAACATTTACGATCATTGATAGCGATGGATCGCAGAAAGATGAAGTCAAATTCTATAAAGCAGAATTTGGTTCCAAAGTCTTATATGAAGACAAATATAAGAAATACATGGATTCATTCTTTGAACAAGCTTTCAAAATGAAAGTTGAAAATGATAAAGACCATTTAACGCATTCACCTGCTATGATCGATCCAAGTGTTTCTAACTAAAATATAAGAAAATAGATTAAAATGAAAAGCCCACTTATTATGGTGGGCTTTTATATTTTCACTTGGCACCTGTTCGTTTATTCATTACCTGCCACTATAGTTCTTCTTGGAAGAACGAATAAATTTACCATTTTTTATCTCCGTGACGATTTTTAATACATTTTGATTCATCTGGTTTGGATAAATTTCTCAAAGGAATATCAATTTCGTTTAATTCTTCTTTTATGAGTTGTTTGAGTTCTTCCATTGTTAGTTTTGTATTTTCTTTGATTCGACTAATGCCAGTGTCATGTTTAAATTTGCCCCATAGACTAGCTTTAGCATAGTTCGCATTTTGTTGTTTTCGGGCTTCAGATTCTTCAGCGGACCGCTGACGGCGAGCCGCCCATTCGTCGTCGCGAGTCTTCTGTGTGTCATCCATCTCTTTCTGTTTCGCCCATTCTTCATCATCAATGGCTCTCTGAGCACGTCTCTCTTCGTCTTGTTTCTTGTACTTCCACGCGGCG